TCATTCTCCTGCATTTCCCAGCTTTTCGGAATAAACCCGACCGAAAACGCATTCATAAATCCATTCTCATACAGATACTTAACCTCGTTGCCCAGCTCCGTATCTGCAAATTCGATCTCCAGTATCAAAGCCTTCTCTGTAATCTTCCCGTCTACCGCCTTCCCGATCGGCAACCCCCGGTATTCGTGTCCAAGCAAAATCACCGGATTGGTTTTCAGGTATGTGTCCAGATTTTTGAATGCCGACGGCAATATAATCTCATTATCTCTATCCACATCAGCCGTTGACGCAAGTATCTGATACTTCTTCCCTTCCGCCTTAAACTTGCCGTTAATTATCTTCATGTTCACATTAGACATATCCCCTCCTTATTCTTCATCAAAAAACTCTATAAACGTACACCGGCAATTTATTACCTCTTCCGCCTTCCCGGCCGGATCCATCGGATACAACAACCCGTTCGGGAACGGCTCTCCAACTTCTCTTACCACACCATCCAACTCTTTGTGCGTATCCCGCACCCGATCATCTCGTGCAGCCAACCACATGATCTTCTTTGCTCCCAGCGATTTTGTTTTCTCAAACTGCCCCTCGTTAAACGCTCCATGCACTTCCGTTCTTGCAATTGTTCTTGCCCTACCATACGTTGCCTTCATCTCATCCCGTATCGCCTCCAACACCATTTCGGCCCTCACGTCTTCCGCTACTCCCTGATTCATCGCTAGCGCCAAGGTTCGATATAAAACTTCCTTCATCCTTTCTCGGCCCGTTTCATTGATCCCTTTTATCTTATTCATCCGCCTCGCCATGATCGCCATAATCTTTTCGTTTGGGAAATCTTCCGATCTAAATCCTAACTTTAATGCATCCCGGATTACATCACTCATCGTTTTGGTCAATTTCTGATCATCAAACGCCTTATCGATAACTCTTACAATTGCCTCCAACTCCGCATCCGATAACCCCTCCCCAGCCGCCTTCACCTGCATGTTTTTAATCTCTTTCACGACCCCTTTAATCAACGATTGTTCCACATTCCAAAAATAGGTCTTGATTTTTTTATTCGCTATAGCTAACAACGGGTAAGTACGATTTACAATATTCCTCCACTTCTCTCCCCTTATTGTCTCTGATATTCTCATTAACCGTTTCTCGCCTATTAACTTCTTACCGATTCCTTCCCTTCCCTTCCCCTCATCCCCCGCCCCTTGCTGTGTTTCTTCTATCTCCGGGAATCCAAGGCTAAACCGTTCATTGATAACGTTAAATGGCACACCCATGTTAAAATACTTCATCGCCGCATCAGCTTTTTGAATAATGTCCTCAATCAATATCCCCGTACTATCGATATCGAACTCTCCCCAATAGCCTAACGGTTTAAGAAAATCAGTGTTAATCTTGTCTTGAATCAACGTCATTAACGGTATTAGCGTTTTCTTCCAATAATTCACGTCAGCCGTCTTTGCCGTTGCATAATTCAAGTCTTCATACAACTGTAACTCAGCCTTCGGTACCCCCGTTATCATTGCAACATCTTCACGCGTAAATTTCTTCAGCTCTAAAAACTGCATGTCTTTAATCGAGCGGCCAATATCCTTAACTGTTACTCCACCGTCCAGCAAGATCGCTCTATGCGCATTCTGCCAACCACGATAACTTTCAATCAGCTGATCCTTCAACCGATTGTATTGCTCATCCGTCAGCGATTGTTCCGTCTCAAACACTGCCCCCGGCAACCCGTCATTCCTAAAAAACCGCTTGTTATACTGCGTTGCCACATAATCCAAGTCTATCGTATCCTGCAACACGCTAATCGGCGATAACCCGCGATAATAGCCATACGGATTGTAATATTTAAACTGTATCACCTGGTCCGGATACAGATATACTATCTGATCATCATTCCGATACTCCCACGCTACCAATCGGCCGCGGTACACCTTCTCGGTAAACAACCTCGGCGATTGCGGCCACAAGTAAACCGGGATACCGTCTACCTCCTCCCGATCCTTTACGACAAACGCTTCCCCGTACAGCTCCAGGCATGTTACAATCGCTTCCCATAGCTCAGCCTTCGAGTAGTACGGATTTACGTCTTCAAACAGATTTGTTAATGGATGACTAGAATCCGCCGTTATCTCTATCTCTCTGTCATCGTTTGTCCATATCCTAAACGGCACTCTCGAAATGTTTCTAGCCTTACTCCTTACCGCCGCCGCCAATGCAACAATCTGCGAATACGCATCCCGCACCTCGTTTTCATTGTTAACCGCAAACACCGATTTTATGTACGGCGAATTAAGCGGAACGGCTCCTCCTTTCTTTTTGAACATATTCAGTATGTTTTTAATCTTCACTACCTACCCCCTTGCGTAGGTGCTACAGCATCCGTATTTTAGGTTCTTTTTCGCTTTTTATCAACTTGCATATTGCATACCGCAACGCATCGATACAGTGGTTATAAGCATCTATCAAGATAGGTAATACTTCATTCGTTTTTGAATCGACTTTATAGCTATAATTCCTAAACTCATTAATCGCACGCTGACACCGTTCGTGAATCACAATCTTCTGGAATGATTTTAGAAATTCAATTCCATCCTGTACACTATTCTTCCAGCTGTCCGCCGGATATATATTCAAACCTTGTTTCTTCAAATAACTAATTGTTTCAGGCCTTGATGGATCAGCATAAATCACCGCCGCCTCCATCGGCACCACACTAAACAGCTCTCTTAATTCGTCCAGTTCCACTCCTGTCCCATATGCTTCGTAATCGATATACAGCTTCTCGTCCTGCACAAAACACCGGATCAGTACCGTAGGATCGTTTGCAAACCCCCAATCCACACCGTAAAAATACCTGATCCCCTTCGGCGACGCAAACCGTTGCACTTCCCATTTACCCTTAAACACTTGCGCCTCGTTGTGCTTTCTCGGTTTTCCAAGCCATATCCATTCATACTTTTCAATATCATTCCTCTTGTCCCTTTCCGCCTGCTCGATGATCAGCTTTGCAATAAACGGGTTATCCTTATACGTTGTGTAAACCCGGCACATTGTCACCGGATCAAAATTCTTGATAAACCGTTTATACGTTTCCCCGTCTTCACTATCCGGGTTAAACGAAATCCATATCTCGCTACCCTCTTTCCGAATCGTCGGTATCAAATAATCCCACGAATCCGCCGTTACATTCTCCGCCTCTTCTACCCAACAAATATCAACACCTTCCAGTGATTTTATTTCAACCGGATTCTGCAGCCCACGAAATATAAACCTCGTGCCATTATATCCGAGTATCTGACTCTTCGATATATAATAATGCTGATACAATCCCATTCTTCCGATCTGCTCAACAAGCAACCGATACACCGAATTATTTATGCTCACCTGGTATTGTCTTGTGCACAATATCAGCAATGGTTTCTCGATTCCTTTCAGCAACAAGATCCTCGCTATGTTCCAACTTCTCCCCCCGCCACGGCCGCCATATGCAATCTTAAATCGCTTCGGCCTAATTAGCGGGATGAATTTCTGTAGTATCTGAATTTCCATCCATACCCTCTATCTCGTCTTCAATCACGTCCCTATCCGACACCCACACAACCTTAATCTTGTCACCGGTTAAATTGCTTATATCTTCCTTCGGTCCATATCCCCACCGCTTCGGCGATTTTCTTTCTAGTCTCCACGCCGCCGCTTTCCACTGCCCCTTTTCTGCCGCTCTCGACAACACCGCCAATAAAAACATCTCCGACTGTGCCATTGCCTTCTTTACTGCGTCGGCGAACGGCTTATATTTTGGATTCCCCTTCCCGCCTAGCCGTATCCATTTGTATACCGTATCTTTGTTGATTTGCATCAAATCGCATACCGTTTCTATGTAATTACCCTCCTGTATGTATTTACAAAACTCATCAATAAATTCTTGTGTAATCTCGATTGGCTTTTTCGGCATTGTCTTGCTCTCCATACAAGGATGATATTTGGTTTTTCCTGATTATTATAGATTTATTTTATATAGAATTCAACCTTGCCATGATTTTTGTTGCTGTTTTTTCTCTGTTAAACAGACGCATACGAATATTCAAGCGCGCACATAAAATAAAAGCGCGCTCATACCGAAGTACAAGCGCGCTCGTTAATTCATTATATCCACTCTTCCCAAATTTCGTTAAATGCTTTCTTTAATCCCTCTTTATCTATCACATACCCAACCGCCCGTAATCCTTCCAGGAATGTTTTTACCGCATCCGGCCACCGGTCAGCCCTATGCCTAACCTCAATATACATTGATGGTTCATGACCAGCGTCATACAGATCTTCAAACAACCGGAACACATATCGGTCAACATTTCTGCTCTCCATCTCTAACGCCTCTCTTCAACCTTTCAATTTCATTTTTTAATACTACTAGCTCTTTTTTGATTTCTTTCATCCAGCTATTAAGCTCAAGCAACTTTTGCCGCACAACCCAAGCGTATTCATCAATCACGAACAACGTTCCGTCATCATCTTCCGCCACATCGTAATATTCCCGTGTCAACCACTCAACGGCGATCTTCCACACCGACTTCTCAACCCCGCTCTCTTTCAATAACTGCGTCTTACTTATCGCTCGATTTCGCTTAAGGATCTCATACAATCTGCTCGTTATCTTTTTTATCTCTTCAGCCGTATATTTTTTAATCTTAACCGACCTGTTCACCCCTTTCGCCCCCCCCCGCCACCCCTCGCTCTCCTGCACATACTTGTTCATTTTCCTATACGGCTATCCCTTTGCTACCAAGACTCGCTTTCCATCGTCGGCACCCTTCCTCGTTTTTTGTGGCCCGCTCCTATTTTTGGGCTTCGCATATTTACCGGCTCGCTTGAATTTTGGTGGTTCCCATTCATAGCCGGCGGCTCGCTCGGCCTACAATCTACATATTCTGCCACAACGGCTCGCTATCCGTCTGTGGTTCACTGAACACCTACCAATCCGCTACTTAGGCTCGGTTTTCTCTTAAAAATCGACTCGGTAATTTTGATCAAAACTCTTCATTTTGTCAATCACCCTCTAAATCCAAATGCATATATCACAATTCCAAGTTCATCTTCGCTAAATCCCTTATTACCCTCATCGGCTCGCTTAAGAAACCTGGGCTGCTTCCCACTGCCTGGCTCGCTTAGGGTCTGCGGGTTTCTTGAATCTAGTAATAATAACCCGCTCGGTACATTTGATTTGCTTACT